TGCCGGAACGGTTTCTGTGGGGACGCTTGGCGCAGCGGATGATGGATGCCGGTGTGCCGAAGCGCACGCTGGACGAATACCGCAAGGCGCTGCACGATGCCGTCTTCGAGAGCAGGGGCGAGGATGGGGCCATGCAGTGGGCCGAGGACGTGAAGGCTCGGCATCGGGAGGACCTCGACGCGCTCCGTGACGAGCAGGCTGGCCGGGTCAGGCTTGGCCGTCAGGCGATGCCGCTTCCGCAGCAGATCGCGGCCTACGACTGGGACTGAGCGTGACAGGCTAATTGCGGCAGGCGCAATATATGTGGACCGGCATAGGCCGGTGAGATACGGTCAACGGACCAGAAGGAGGATGCAATGATCAGCATGACAGTCGCGGGGAATGTGGAGTCTGCTTGATTAGCACGCAAATTTGAGGTAAAGGTTTGGGGCGGCGATGCTACCAACATCCCGCCCCTTGACCCAGCGCTTCATGGAGGTCGCGCCAGATGGCAAAAGAATTACCACCCCCGGAACTGTTGCGCAAGTTGCTGAGCTATGATCCAAAAACAGGCAAGCTGTTTTGGCTTAAGCGCCCTGACGATATGTTTGCGTCTGTGCGCAGAACACAGCAGCACGAGGCTAAAATCTGGAACGCAAAATGGGCTGGATGTGAAGCCTTTACGGCCAGTAAAGACGGATACAAAATAGGGTCAATCTTTGGAATTTTGCTTCGCGCTCACCGCGTTATTTGGGCTATGAAAACAGAAAGATGGCCTGATGGTGAGATAGATCATATAAACGGAGACAAGTCTGACAACAGATTTTGCAATTTAAGACTTGTCAGCAGATCAATAAATCAAAGAAATTGTAGAATTCAAATAAATAATACGAGCGGTTATACTGGAGTGGTTTTTGACAAAAGAAGGAAAAAATGGATTGCGCAAATTGGCATAAATAAAACAAATAAATACCTAGGCCAGTTTGATGATAAATTTGATGCCGTGATGGCAAGGTTAATAAGTGAGAGACAAGAAATGTATCACATAAATAGCGGAAGGCGATAATATGCAACTTCTTATCATTTCTGGAACATGCGGAAAAAACGCGGAAATCCGCCGTATGCAAGACGGAACGGCAGTTTTAAATTGGAGCGTCGCCGTTGAAAATGGCAAGTCAAAAGACGGTCAAAAACGTGATCCGACATGGTATGACTGTTCTTTGTTCGGCAAGCGCGCCGAAAGCCTGCAAAGCTACATTACCAAGGGCAGCAAGCTGACGCTCCAGGGCCGCCCGACAGCGCGCGAATACAAAGGCAAGGTCTACATGGGAATCTCGGTGAACGATCTCACTTTCATGGGCGGATCGCAGCAGCGCAGCGGCGAAGACCGTGGCGGATACGACGAGCCGCCGCCGCGTGATGATCTCGACGACGACGTGCCGTTCTGAGCAACGCACATGGCACGCATCGACATCAGCAAGCTGAGCAGCGGCATGTTTCTGACCACGCTCGACAAGATCGAGCCGGGGTCTGAGGTGGTCTACCACGTCGGCAAATACGCGGCAGGCCCGCACAAGAAGGACGCTTTGACCGCTCATCAGTTGGGTTACTGCCTGCTCTATCAGCGCAAGCTGGACGCGGGCATCTTCGCCTACATCGCCCGCAAGCCGCAGGCGGCGAGGATCAGCAAGTGAAGCCGTGGCGTCCCGGTGATCCTGTCGGACGAGGTGTCGTCTACCTCCCCGATCAGAAGACGCGGGACGCCTACTGGCGAGCTGTCAACGAAGCGTTGATCGACAGCGCGGCGCGGCACGTCATCAGCCTTCCGAGCATCGAGGCTCGCAGGGAATACATCGAACGGCACCGGCACAGCGAGGCGCTCAAGGCGCGGGTCTCTGAACTGTGGCGGCACAGGAACAAGGCACGAGGCCAATGATGGCCCGTCCCCCGGCGGCGTCGGACCCCGTCGCTGGGGGTAACTATTCAGGAGGATGAGATGACAAGGAAAACTTGTCAGCTGGGCACGGAAGTGCCGCAATGACCAAGATGTACATGCGCGGCAGCGTCTACTACGGCACGGCAGCCGAGATGATGGACCGCATAGAGGAACTGGAAGCCAAGCAACAAGAAACTTTCCAGATGTATGTGGACGCCAATGAGGCTCGGAAAGATGCAGAAGCAAAGCTATCGGAGAGCGAAGCTCTCTTGGCGAAAGCGATGGAGGGTTTGGAGAAGCTGGCACGGCTGGGCAACGGCGACCGTTACGGCAACAGCGAAGGAAACATGATCGCCCGCACCACCCTCGCAGAACTGAAGAAACAGAAATGATCATCAACGGACGCCAACTCTACGACGCCCGCCCGCTGTCGCCGATGTCAGGCATGAAGCTGCGCGAGCATGGCGTTAGCTATGGGCTGGCAGAAGCCGGGTATGATTTGCGGATCAAGCAGGCTGTCACGCTTCACCCATTCCGACGCTTTGCCCTAGCCAGCACCATCGAGCGGTTCGACATGCCGGAAAACCTCGTGGCGATCATCCATGACAAGAGCACGAATATCCGGCGCGGACTGATGGTCGGCAACTCTGTGGCCGAGCCTGGATGGCAAGGCTGGTTGACGCTTGAGCTGTTCTACTTCGGCTGGAAGCCGCTCCGCATCCCGGCGGGCGCAGGCATCGCTCAGGCCATCTTCCATGAGACAGCAGAGGCCCGCAGCTATGGCAACGGCAAATACCAAAACCAGCCAGATCGCCCCGTGGAGGCCAGATGAACCGCTCCGACATCCTCGACACCGCGAAGGAATACGTCACACGAGATAGGGCGGCCACACACGGCGATGCCGAGGACAACTTTACCCAGATAGCCGAAGTGTGGACATGGTGGCTCAGCGAGCGCCTCAGCGCCCCTGTGACCGCCTACGACGTTGCGCAGATGATGAGCCTGTTCAAGAAGGCCCGTGCGAAGGCGAACAAAGCCCACTTGGACAATGCCATCGACGACGCGGGCTATTCCGCTATCGCTGGTGAGATAGCCCAGCGGTAGAGGGTCTAGTTTGTGGATGGGCATAGTTCCGCTTTCCGCTCGGGTTGACCCCACAGGATCAAAGCGGCTTGCCCGACAGCTTTAGCTCCGTATCCATGCGCTGTCCGTTTTAAGGCACGAACCCACACCCGACCCCCGATCACGCTCGGGACAGCGTCAACCCATGTGCGCACTTCTGTCATGGCAGCACTGTGACCAGCATGACGGCCCGGAAAGTCCATAGCGCCCCGAAGGTCGCGCGGCAAAAGAGGCCCGAAGCATCCGGGTTGTTTGGGCCGACCCGGCGAAACCGCATCGCTTTGCTTTGAAAGCGTCAAAAGTCAGGAAGGTTCTTGAAAGCACGCCCGCTCTTGCGGTATATCTCTCGTCAGAGGCACGTTGAACCGTCCAAAGTTCGTGTCTCTCAAGGCGGTGGTTGAGGCTCTGAACCTCCCACCGCCGCTTTCTTTTCTACAGCATGACCCGGCTCAAAGCAACAGCATCGGCCTTTCGTTGCATTTGTTGCGTGAAGCGCATACCATTTCGCAGAATGGAGGACGCATGAGCGACAGCATCGAATGGCCCGCAGATAAGGTTGAGCGCCGCAGGGTCGCTGACCTGATCCCCTACGCCCGCAACAGCAGAACGCACAGCGATGCTCAGGTGGCGCAGATCGCGGCAAGCATCCGCGAGTGGGGATGGACCATGCCGATCCTCGTGGACGAGGCGGGCAACGTCATCGCTGGACATGGCCGCATCATGGCCGCGCACAAGCTGGGCATCGAGGACGTGCCCTGCATGACCGCGACCGGGTGGAGCGAAGGCAAGCGCCGCGCCTACGTCATCGCCGACAACAAGCTGGCTCTGAACGCAGGCTGGGACAACGAGATGCTGGCCGTCGAATTTTCCGACCTGAAGGAGATGGGCTTCGACTTAGAGCTTACCGCCTTCGAGGCGGCAGAGATCGACGCGCTGATGCATGAGCCAGACTTTGCTCCCGGCACGGAAGAAGATCAGGGCAAGCTGGACGAACTCGCCCCGAAGATGGTGACATGCCCACACTGCAATCAAGAATGGGACCTGCGGGAACATGGGCAAGGCTGACCTTCGCATAGACTGGGCTACGCATGAGGCGGCAAAGTATGCCTGCGAGAACTGGCATTACAGTGGGTGTTTGCCTGCTGGAAAAATGGTTAAAGTTGGCGTTTGGGAAAACAAAAAGTTTATAGGCGTTGTATTGTTTTCATGCGGAGCATCGCCGCCGCTTTTTGTTTGGGCGGAAAGAACTCTAGGCTTATCAAAAACAGGCGTTTGCGAGTTAACAAGAATTGCACTTGCAAGTCATGTAACGCCAGTCAGCAAAATTATGAAAATTGCGCTTCTTTTTTTGCGAAAGAGTAACCCGGGATTGCGAGCTGTTGTTTCATTTGCAGACTTGGACGAAGGCCATCATGGCGGTATTTATCAGGCTGGTGGTTGGATTTATACTGGCGTCTCTAATGCTGGTGGTCGTCAAGGTTATATGATCAAAGGTAGAAAGGTGCATTGCCGTTCTGTTGGTGCTTTGGCTGGATCAAACTCATTGGCTGGAGCCCGAAAACTTGATCCAAATGCGACTGAAGTAAGAACATTAGGAAAACACAAATACCTCATGCCCCTTGACGCAGAGATGCGCGAGCGTATTTTACCACTAGCCAAACCATATCCCAAGCGTGCGAAGCAGGCGATGACCGACCACCAGTCGGCACAGCGGCAGGGCGGCACTGACCCGCACGCTCCAAACTCAGGCAAGGCAGCCTGATGGACAAGTGGCGCACCCCAGAGGCCGAGGCCTACCGCAGGCTCTACCAGACCAAGCGCTGGAAGCGCCTGCGCGAGGTGGCCCTGCTGCGCGACCTGTTCACGTGCCAGCGATGCGGATGCCACCTCAAGCGAGGACGGACCCACCCACAGTCCGCAGTCGTCCACCACATCAAGGCGCACAAGGGCGACCTGGAACTGTTCTACGACAGCGACAACCTCCAGTCCGTCTGCTGGACCTGCCACTCGGGCGCGATCCAGTCCGAGGAAGTCCGAGGCTACAGCACCGAGATCGGGCAGGACGGATGGCCCGTCGATGCCAACCATCCGGGGATCGGATGAGGGACACGCAGTGCGCTTGCCGAAGCTGCAACGCGAGCAAAGGGAGTCAGGTCTATGGGCAGATACCCATGTTTGCAACCTAGGGTGGAGGGGGGTGCTAGAGGAAGAAATTGCGTTTGCCCCGAACCGGCGCGCGGATCTTCTTCCCTCTCTTTTCC